TTAAAGTAGAATGCCTAACCCCCGGCGCAACCGGCAACTGCAGCGAAGGCGAATTATTTACCTTTGCTAATGCTGTTGCCGGCGTTGACACGCAGGCTACAGCCGATTTAATTGGAGCTGGGGCTGATGTCGAAACCGATAAAGACCTGCTATATCGCTATCTGCAAGTTATCCGTAACGTATTCCACGGCGGCAATGACAACGATTATATCAAATGGGCCCTGCAAGTTGAAGGTGTCAACCGCGCTTGGTGCTATCCTTGTGCGCTTGGCCCCGGCACCGTTATTGTGCGGATTATGACCCCGACCGGCTTTCCGGACGAACTGCTTTGTCAAAAGGTTGTTGCGCATATCAATTCAGTCCGCCCGCCGACCTACAGCCGTTTTCTGGTTATGTCGCCAACCGGCAAGGTTATTAATATCGAATTGATGATTAAGCCGGATACGGACGAAGCGCGCAATAATATTGAAGCCGCCTTCCGCAGCCTTTTGGACGATTCTTCAGAGCCGGAAGGCGAGGTTTTGGTTTCCGCTATCCACGCCGCAATTTTGTCGGTGTCCGGCTTGGACGATTATACGCTTTTCCAACCGCAGACGAATATTAAATGCGGTTTGGGCGAGCTGGCTGTCTTAGGAGAAGTGACATGGCACTCACCGAGCAATACATAGCCGCCAGCAAAGCCCTGCGTCCCCGCGGCGTCATCTGGAAAGTTAAACCGGGCAGCGTGACAGAGCGGGAAATAAGAATTGAAGCCGAGCAGCTGGCCGAAATACACCAGTCAGTCGATAATTTGTTGTTGGAAGCCGACTTACACAAAGTCTTTCATCTGTTGGAAGAATGGGAAGACGTTTTTGAGCTGCCGCATACCGGCAGTTATGAAGAACGTCTGGCCGCGCTGAATGCTGCCGATACCGAAGGCGTTATGCCGATTGCCAAATATATCGAGCTTTGCGCTATCTTGGGGGTAACGGTCACAATCCGCGAACACCGCCCGTTTATGTTCGGCCTTTCCCATTTTGGCGACGGGGACGAATGCGGCGTCCCGGAAATCATCTTTTGCTGGGAAATCCTCATTCAAGCAGCGGTTTCCGATGAAGCTATCGAAAAAATGAAACTTTTTATATTCAAGCTGAAGCAAAGCCACACTTGGCTGACCTTTATTGATGAAAGGAAACAAGACTAATGAAATACTATCAGCCTTTGGGTTCTGAAGACGAAAACGCCAGTTACGCTAATTGTGATCCGGTCAATCATGTCTGGGAAAATAGCATGCCGGACGCGCGCGGTTTCGAGGCCTGCCAGCGAGAAATTGTCAATGCAATTACTGCCGCCGTCATAACGCCTGACGCCGATGACAACGCCCAGCTTGCGACAGCTATCCAGCGAATTGTCAACGGCGGCATCCGTTACCAGTCGCTTTACCAAAAATTAAAACCGGTAACGGGTGGCAATGTCGTTTTGGATGACGAAAAAATCATCGGTTGGGCGGAAGTTTCGTCTGAAACATCTTTCAGCTTTGATTGCACAAATGTCAGCAAAAAAGCTGACGGCGACATCATAACCTTTGAACTTTATATTGATATGCCGACACCGGTTGTTATCAATTGGCCTGCCATAACCGCAGAAACGCCGGCCGAAACGGAAGACGGCGAACCGACCGTTACAACCACGCCTTTGGTTGAATGGGGCGACGATAACGCACCGGATATGTCAGATCCTGGTTTATACCTGCTGACTTTCCGCTCACTTAATCATGGCGCAACTTGGGAAGGCAGTGTCCAGTGCAAATTTAAAGTACTTCCCGCCCCGGCATCTGAAACAGTTGAAAATTAAAAGGACAAGAAAAAAATGAGATTCGCAAAATTTATTAATAAATATCAAATTAAGTTCCCGCCGCTGTCAACGGAATCCGTGTCTAATTATCATTTAGCTACCCAAAAGCTGCTGGCAGACGGTTATAAACCTTATAGCGAGGGGCTGCCTATGCCGACAGATGGGCAACAATATAAGGCCTTTTATGTCGAAACATCAGATGCAATTATTCGCAAATGGGAACTTATCGAATTGCCGGAGCCGACCTATTCGGAAAAGCGGGCGGCTGAATATCCGCTCATAGCCGAGTATTTAGACGCGATGGTTAAAATCAACTCCGGAGACGAGGCTATGATTGCAGACGGTCAAGCCCAGCTTGATTTTTATTATCAAGCCTGCCTTGCCGTTAAAGCACGCTATCCAAAGCCGGAAGAGCAGCCGGAGGCAGCAGATGTCTAAGAAAAGTCTAAAAACGGTCGTCTTTAAACAGCTCGAAAAAATGAAGAGCCTGGAATTTCTGTTGTTTGTTTTTGGAATTTTAGGCTGGTGTTTGGCTTTGTTGGAACCGTCAGTTCGCGGAAAGTTTATTGAGATTGTGGGGGGCTTATGTTCAAAAATACAATGGTGATTTTAGGAATTTGCGCCGTCGCAACCATGTGTTTCATGAGCTACGAGCTCGGAAAATCGCAGGCCAAGGTTGAATTTGTCATTCAGGAAAAGGAGATTGTCAGACATGAAAAAAATTGTGCGGTTAATATTCTGGCTGAGCCTAATATTAATGATGATGCCATTGTTGAGCTGTTCGACAACGGCTTGCTCTAAAGCTGATTGCCTGCCTTTTCCCAAAGGCGGCAAAGAAATGGGTGGCGTTTATAAACGTCTGCCGGCTGCTGACAGGCGAATCGCCAATGAATACTTCAACCGACTGTATAAATTCAGCCAGTTGCCCGCTTTTTGCCCTGTGTCCGGAGAAAACAAATGACGATTAGAACAACCTTAATGCCGATGGCTAAGAAAGGCGAAGCGTACGAAGACGGCGAGCTGTTTTTTGAAAGCAACACACCCGGCACTTATACCGTAACGCCCAAAACAAACTGCTATTGCGAGGCAACTGTTATCGCAGCTGGTGCCGGCGGTGCTTATAACAGTTCAAGCAACCGCTCGTCTGCTGCCCCAGGTTCTTCCGGTTCTTTCTGTATTGTCAGAATCTGGCTGAAAGCTAGTATTACCTACACGATTAAAGTCGGCGAAGGCGGCGTTAAAAATGGTGGTGTTGATTATAACTGCTGGGGAGGAACGGGGGAAAATTCATCCATATCTCTGAATGAGACGCCGTTGATTAACGCGCCGGGAGGCAATGGCGGCCATGTCTGGTGGCCGAATGCCGCAGCGGCAGCCACCCAGCCGGAAGCCTGTTCTTTTGCGGCGGATAACGCCAATTTTGAAAAGATTGAGGTCGTGATGAACGAACGAGGCCGCTCCGGCGGAACATCGACCGGGCCCGGCGGTGCCAGCGTGTTATCCGGAACAACCCACGGTAAAGGCGGAAGCGCCACGCAAGCCGGCGGCGCCTCTGCTGCGACTGCAGGCAATCCCGGTTATGTGAAACTGGTTTTTGTAAAAGTAACTAAAAAATACTATAGACACGCTAGATGGTTACAGCCACAGCTGGCGGATAATGGCATTATGGGCGGCGAGACTTTTGCCGTTGCCTGCAGCACGCCCAAAGACAGTGCCTATCAATGTTTTAATAACGGCTCCGATTGGTCAGGCGGAATTGATACATATTCTAATGCTGCCCCGCAATGGCTCAGTTTCTATAATCCGGTGCCGCTGAAAGTTACCAAGCTCAGGCTCGGACAGATTAAAAACACATCAGAGCAGAACAACTATTACATCACGTCTTGGAAGATTCAGGTAAGTGACGACAACGCAGCTTGGACAGATGTTTGGTCAGGAAACGCAACAAAACCCGCCCAAACGCTTGTCGCTGAGATTGCCGACAGCGGTTATCATAAGTATTACAGAATATATGTTGGTTCCGCCAATTATTATTCAGGCCACCCTCGGGTCTTTTTCAACGGCGTTGATTTTGAGGCTTCAGAGAAAAAAGCAGCAACCGTTCAAGATTATGATTTTGTCGAATATCAATTTTCGACAGGGGGTGAAATGGCTGAAACCCGCGGAAACCTA